AAAGAGATGTTCGTGCGTTTTGTAGAAGAAGACCCTATAAAATTACGCGAAGTTGCTGAATATTGTATTAAGGATACATTGTTACCACATAGACTTTTAGCAAAATTATGTATTCTCGTGAACTTGCTGGAAATGGCTAAAGCAACATGGGTTCCGTTGTGTTATTTAGTAGAAAGAGGGCAGCAAATAAAAGTGTTTAGTCAGATTACTAAAAAGGCGCGTGAAATGGGATTTATGGTACCAACTATTGCATGGGGACAATATTCTGCAGATGGATACGAAGGTGCAACCGTTCTTGAAGCACAAAAAGGTGCATACTATACACCTATTACCGCTTTGGATTTTGAAGGTCTATATCCATCAATTATGATGGCGCATAATTTATGTTATTCAACGCTTGTTATGGATTCTAAATATGATAATTTACCTGGTGTAACATACGAAACATTTGGTTTTTGTAAATTTGCACAAAATGTACCGAGTCTTTTACCTAATATTCTCATGGAATTAAAACAGTTTCGTAAACAAGCTAAAAAAGACATGGCACAATCAACTGGTGCGATGAAAGAAATGTATAATGGTAAACAATTAGCTTATAAAGTTTCCATGAACTCCGTGTATGGTTTTACTGGTGCTGCAAAGGGAATGTTACCATGTGTACATATCGCATCGACTGTAACTTTAAAAGGGCGTAGTATGATTGACGAAACAAAAGCATACGTTGAAAAGAATTTTCCGGGTGCAAAGGTAAGATATGGTGATACGGATTCTGTTATGGTTGAATTTGATGTAGGAAAGAGAACTGGTAAAGAGGCAATTGAATATAGTTGGGAATTAGGTGAGCGCGCTGCTGAAGAGTGTACCAAACTTTTTAAAGCGCCAAATAACCTCGAACTTGAAAAAGTGTATTGCCCGTACTTTTTGTATTCAAAAAAGAGATATGCAGCAAAACTTTGGACAAAAGGTAAAGATGGTAATATGAACATGGATTATATAGATGTTAAAGGTCTTCAACTTGTTCGACGTGATAACACACCACATGTTCGTGAAGTGTGTAAAGAACTTCTCGATGTTGTTTTAGAAAGTAGTGATACCGGACCACCAAAGGCGCTCGCTTTACAAAGGGCTATTGAACTTATTGAAGGTGATGTACCTAACGAAAAATTAATTTTGAGCCAGGGTTTATCGGATTCGTATAAATCAAAAGGGTTCGCGATTTCTATTAATAGTCCCGATATTAAGGATATTAATCAAGCTCATGTACAAGTTGTACGAAAAATGCGTGAGCGTCAACCCGGTTCTGAACCTCAATCAGGTGATCGCGTCCCGTACATTCTTCTCGATACAGGTGATCCAAAAGCAAAGGCGTACGAAAAAGCAGAAGATCCCAAATATGCGAAAGACAATAATTTAAAAGTGGATTATAATTATTATTTTATAAACAAATTTCTAAACCCCGTTTGTGATTTAATTGAACCACTTTTCGAAGACCCAAAAGAAGAAATATTTGGTGAACTCTTAACACGTGTTAAACCAAAACGAAGACCGAAGAAAAAAGTAGAAGACGAGGGACAGAAAAAAATTAGTGATATGTTCAAAACACTTAAAAATTAGTGGCTAATATTTAATATGGCATCTAGGAAATTACTTACATTATGGGAAGAAGAAGTTGAAACGGAGGTATATAAACGATTAGTAAAAGAAATGCAAAAAATTTCAATTAAATATACTATAAATTTAAAACTATTACTTGCTGATATACCAAACCCATTAAATTTTTGTAGAGGATTTAAGAAGGACGGTAGTCCGTGTATTGCTAGAGCTAAACTAAATGGTATGTGTGGGAGTCATTTGGATCAGCCCCAGGTTAAGGGTCCTATAGAAATGACAATTAAAAATAATGATGGTATAAGGCATACACATAATTTACTTGAATGTATATTTAAACCTGGGTGTCCTGCGTGTGAAATATCAAAAAAGGGCTTTAAAGATTTGCGTGGAATTATGTAATATGAATAAATCGGCTATTCTACTAACATCCATTGATACATTTTATAATATACCAGAGAATAGAGCTACACTTTTGGAAATTTTGAATAAAACTGGAGGCATTTCTTTAAGAAATCTTGAATGGTTTATAACAAATTATTCAAAGAAAAATAACTTAACATACAAAACAAAAGATGGTAAAATTTTCAGTGTTCATTGTGCGTACAAATCGAGTTTAGACGGGTATAGTAAAAAGTTATTTGATCCATTTTGTAGATCATCTAAGATGACATATAATGTTCCGGGAACATCTGATGAAATACATACAACGTTAGCACAATTGAATTTCATAAGATGGTGTATAAAAAATAATATAATAGAGTACATCCGAGAAAATAAAAATACTTTATTTCTAAACAAGTGACATGACACCATTTTCAAAAACGAATGTTTGGTATCCTACGTAATATAAGTGTAAAGTATAATCATCTGTAAGTCCTTCTTTCATTGTAACGTCTAATACCGTTCTATTAGATTGTAACTGACTAAAATCCAACATTCCCGATGGGTCTACATTAATAGGATTCATCGAGAATGTATACGTATAAATACTTCTGTATGGTCTAGACAATCGACTTGTAAAAGGTACAACATATTTAAAATATTTATGATCACATTCTTGTATATTTGGTAAATCCTGACCGTTTACAAATATTTTAGCACTTTTCATGGGGGAATTATAAAATTCGTTTGATATTGAATATTCATCACTTGCTGAAAAATTGTACCTGTTTGCGAAAACGTTTGTTGTTAAACTTGTGCCACCCCCGAACGTTTTTTCATCTTCAAATGTTTTTTTTCTAAAAAACCAATTGAGTGTTTTAACTGGTATATTAGGAACAAGTTCTAGTTTAGCATTTTGATTACCCGGGAGTACATCTAAAGTAGGATGTTTTTTAACTATATCCGTTACTAAAACATGGTTTTTATTTGTTATATATATGCGTTCAGATGGATCTATTGTTATTTCTTCGGTTATTACATCAAATTCTGTTAGAGAAAGGTCATCGGTTTCATTTGTAAAAAATTTCTGGTTATGAAATTCAAACTCAAACTGAAGTTTTTGTTTGTATATAGCACATGTTGGGAAATACGGTCTATTTGGTGTATTTGTTTCGTATTCATCACTTTCATATTTTCTAGAAAAAAACAAAGGTATTGGTATGTAAACACGCGATTTATTTTGAGCTAAAAATTGGTTACTCGACAACAGAGATGTATCTTCTGCGTTATTTCTGTTTAATGTATACCTTTTTGTTCTTTTTTCAGATTCATCGAGGTACAATTCATCGTATATGATACCCCAATCCCCGTGAAATTTTTCAACAACAATTTCATCGACACGCATGGTTACCGATTTGAGAATATGTCGACCGATTTGATCTGTATAATAACTATCAGTACCTGTTAAAGCGGGTAATTCAAACATGAGATACATATTTGATAAAAGATCACCCATATTTCTTGGATTAAGTGTAATTTTTATCGTTTCACCGAATGGCCACGTTGTTGAAGAAGAACTTGGTTTATTTACATTTGTACTTTTATGAAATTTAGAAAATTGCGCATGTCTTTTTTGGTCGTACTTAAAGAATGAAAGGCTGGGATCTTTATCGAGAAGATATGTATCTTGTTTACCAATTGCGTTGAGTGATAATATAGCACCTGTATCGGGTCCAGACGTATCACACATACTACTACTTATTGTTTATATATTTTTAAATCCCTTTTCCACATATCGATATATGTTATTTTTTGTAAAGTATCGAATTCGTTTTTTGTTTGTATTGTTTCTTCCCTGAGATTTTGTACAGCTTCGTGTGTGTATTGGTATGTTTTTATATTTAAGAGATAATCATACGAATTATCAATCTTATCAAAAAGTTTTCCCATTTCATGTTCAAGGTCTGTGCGTTTTCGTTTAAAAACAACGAGTTTTTCATGAATGACCATATCTACGAATTTTGACATGTTTTCGAGTTTTTTTACCTTTTCCTTTAAAACGTTAAGAAGATGCGTCTTTCTTTTCTTATACGTAGTTGATCGTATTTCTATAAAGTCTCTGAGAATGTCTTCTGGACTTTCATACTTATGAATACCCTTTTTAGGATGAAACAAATGCATGTTTGTAACATGAAATGTTTTTTGAAGTTTAAAATCTTTTATGATATCGTTTCCGTTATATCCCATGATATCGAAATCGACGTTTTCAGTCGTACTGTTATTCACGTAGTTTGTTATCTTCTTTTTTTCGATAAGTGTATCGAGATACTCTTTGTATTCCTGTGTCCAACGTCCTGGTGGGAGTTCAGTGACTTTGAGTGTATTTCCAATTTGGGACCATACACCCTCTGTAACCCATACACCGTCTTCGTTATTAAATACGCGCCCATTGAATTTATTAAACCATGGTTTCATAGGAACAATTGTTTCTCCAGCAATAATTCTTTCTATATTTTTCTGTATATCATCTGGATTAAATGGTGGTATATACGAACTAAACCCGGTTCCTATACCTTCTGTACCATTTACTAAAACCGTTGGTAAAATGGGAACGTAATAGTCAGGTTCAATTTGTTTACCATCATCATCTAGGTAATGTAAAATTGGGTCATCTTTTGGGTCAAAAAGTCGGCGTGCGCTTTTCGTAAGTTTTGTAAAAATATACCTTGTTTGACTCGCATCTTTACCACCCATAAGCCTAGTACCAAACTGACCACATGGTTCGAGTAAATTTATATTGTTCGAACCCGTAAAATTATGCGCGAGTTTCACAATAGTATCTGCCAAAGACACTTCACCGTGATGGTATGAGGTTTTCTCTGAAACGTACGCCGCTAACTGCGCGACTTTCATTTCCGACGTAAGATTTTTAGTAAAACACGCGTATAAAACTTTTCTTTGTGATGGTTTTAAACCATCAGATACATGTGCAATAGACCTTTTTAAATCTGCGAGACTGAAATTTACCAGATCTTTGTGAATAAAGTCGGATATACCAAGACGTTCGACGTTTCCATAAGGTATTTCTAATTCAGATGGTTTCTTTTCTGTACTTTCGAGTAACCACGTTTTTCTTGAATCTGATTTTGATTTATCAAAGGCGAGAATAATAGAATCGTCCATGGTTTCATCCGTGTTAAATTGAACAGTAAGATCTTTTATCTTTTTAAAATAGTCACGAGCTTCTGCGGACGTAGATGTACCAAGGCCCTTGTAATACTTAATTTTCCACCCTTGTTTACCGTTACCGTACCACTGTCTGAATGTAGAATCAGTATAAAACGATTTTGTTTCTGAGCCTTTTGTCGCTTTTATGATTGGTGTAACCATGCTCACGACAAAATTTAACTTGAGTAAACTTGGCCAAAAATAATGAATCATATTAAGAATGAGACCCTTGATATGACTCCCATCTGTATCAGCATCCGTCATGATCATGAGACGACCGTATCTGAGTTCTGAAAGTGAAGTGTACACTTTACCTTGTTGAAGACCCAAAATCTTTTTGAGATCGTTAAACTCCTTATTTTCGGTAAGTTGTTTTATACTAGCATCTCTGACATTTTTACACTTACCGCGAAGGGGGAAAACGCCATAATGATCTCGACCGACAACAGATAAACCAGCAATTGCCAATGTTTTAGCTGAATCACCTTCTGTTATGATAAGTGTACACTTACCGGATTGTTGTGTACCAGCTTTATTTGCATCATCGAGTTTGGGTATACCTGTTATTTTTGATTTACGCACACCATCCGTTTTTTTGAGTTCTTTCATTTCGCGAAACTTTGATAAAGCAAGAAGCTCATTTTGTACATTCGTTTTTAGTATATTTTTAATAAACGATTTTGGTGGTTCAAATTTACTTCCAAAATCTTGTGGTTTGAGTGTACACTCTGACTTAACCTGACTACTAAAACTCGGATTAACAAGAGTTGCTTTTACAAAAACAAAAAACGCATTTTTAACCTGTTGAGGTCGAAGTTTTATCTTTTTTGCCATATCTTCAATAATACCATTTGCAAGTATACCCGAAACATGATCAACGTGAGACCCACCTTTTATTGTACATATCCCATTTACAAACGATACCTGTTCAAAACCATCATCTGAAGGTGCAATACATACTGACCATCTATCACTTGTAAATGTACACATCTCATCAGATTTTGTATACATTTTAGCGTACGTATTAAAGGAACATTTTGGTAAAGGTTCACCTTGAAACTTTACTTTACAGTTTTGTGATGTGCATATATTTGCATCGTGCACACGTTTTTCAAAAATTTTGTATATAGAATTATCCATACCAGTCATACCAAACCGTTTCCAATCGGGAACAAATGATATACAAACACTTGATGTTGCACCCGTATATTTTTTTATTTTTGGTGTATGACAATTTTTCATATTATCTGTCCACTCTTGTGCGTATACACACTTGTTTTCTCCATCTTTTATTTTTATCGAAAACTTCATTGAATATACATTTGTAAGTTTTGCACCGTACCCGTTTCGACCACCGACGACACGTTTTTGTGTGTCATCATAATTTGTACTCGTGAGTAAATGACCAAATGTTAATTCGGGATTCCATAAACCTTCTTTTTCATGCATTTTCACCTCTATTCCTCCTAACGGACCGTTATTTTCTATGGTTATTTCACCTGATGTTTTATCAATAGATACACACAGTGATGTTACATTTTTTGGGTACAGAGAATTTCTGTCGATTGCGTTTACGAGTATTTCATCAAATATTTTTAAAAGTGCTGGTGAGTATACGACATTTTTCTTTTCAAAATGACCATTTTCATATATCCAATATGGTTCACCTACGCGTGAAACTGGACCAACGTACGAGTCCGGTCGTTTTAAAATATGTTCAACGTGTGTGAGTTTTTGAATACTTTCACCCATATTTTTTATAATTCGATTCTTCTACTTAAGTGTCTTTTTAGACCTTCGAACCAATATAAAAGTTCATTTTTTGTCTTAGACTTAGGCGTTTTATATATTTGTTTTAACATACCACATTCACGCTTTCTAAGTGTTGGTGGATGAATTTTATATGAGTTTAAAAAACATGGGTAACATACACGTTTTAATTTTGTTCCAAAGAACTTATAATATTCTTCGTTGTTAAACATAAAAATAGGTCTCATTTTTCTATATTCGCGTATAGTATTACGTTCATATACGTCATTTGTGTGTATTCTTGGGTTTAACGGACAACTACACGAATAACACTCGTTTATCCATTTAAGATACATAAAAGATAATAGTCTTTATTTTTTATGTATTACAATCATGTAAGACAACCCAATGGCGCACCGGCTCTAGGAATAAATTTAGAAATGCAACCACCGGTTCAGGAAGAACCCGAGCCCGAGTCTGAGCCCGAGTCCGAACACGAACTTGAAAGATTGGATATACTATTTAATAAAATCACACACCTTTTTATATTTTTTACAAATTGTCTATTTACTTTTATACTTCCTAATTTAATAAATATTTTAAATCTTGTGTTTTCGGGTACAGTAGTATATGGCATTTTACAAAAGAATATGAAATATGTATATTTTCATACAATTTATTTATTAATGGGTTTGATCATGTTTATATATGTATCTATAGACACGTATATAATCTATTATTCTGTGTACACTATATTAAATATAATAACAATTGAACAATATAGTTAAAAGTTTTATTATACAAATATAATATGCGAGAATTTATTTTAAAAAGACTTGAATTGGGAAAAACAAAATATGGTCACGGTGTTCGTGTTGATATGGATACAATTACATGGGGTACACCTAAAAATTCATGGTTAGAAATGGCTATAGAAGAATATATCGACGCTATAATTTATGTAGTTGCCGATTATATACGAAAATTCGAAACATCCGTAAGACCAGATGATAATGAACGTATATTGGAATTATCATGTAATCCAGATTACATGTTGAGTGATTTTCATATCATGTCCATTAAAACAATTACAAATTTGATATACATGTCTACTCACCGAGAGTAAAACTATAAGTTCTTCTGAGTTTTACAAAGAACCACATTCTTTATTAACCTAAGTTATTTTATTTTTAAAGAAATTAATAAAGAATGTCGCAATATTTCTTAACACATAGAATTCAAGATAATTTCAGTAACACTAAAAAAGTACTTACTGCAAAACATCAATCTAATATTCAAAATTACGATGATTGTTTACGGATATCTAAAAGTTTCAAAACACAACATAAAACACCAGATGAAATGGCTGTTATACTTGATAAAATGAGAAAGAAAAAATTGGAGTGTCAAAAAACACGCCCAATACAAATTTTACAAAGTCCGCCAGAAGACAAACCAAATGCAGAAAGTAAAAAAATATGCAAAGCTCTTACGTTAGCAGGAAAAAATTGTACTTTCAAAGCTGTATGCGGAAATTATTGTAAAAAGCATAGAATAGATGGAGAGATGTTGGGAACAAAACCAAAAATAAATGTTTCGTTATTATAAAAAACATGTTAGATCAGGAAACACTCCGACCTGTTATCATAGCAATGTCTCTTTATCTTGTAATTTCAAAGATTGTACCAGAGCTTCTTAAAAAACCAACGAATGTTAAGTTTATTGATGATATTGTAGCAATGCTCATTGCACAAAGAGGTTCACTTATGTCAGGTGCCATCTTAACTGGTGTCATTACTTTCCTCACCAATTATATTAGCGACGAATTCTTGTAATACATTTTCTTTACACGTTAACATGTGCGTTCTCGGATGTTCCATATACCTTATTTTCTTGGAATATGCATCTTCCATAAATTCACGAAGTTGATTTTCATCAGGTTTACCCCATTCCATACCCGCTTTAAACAGGAAATCGTCTTTCACTATTTTTTGTCGTCCGCATTTTATAGTATAGGGTGTTTTGACATATTCAGACGCACCACCATAATCAGTTATAATAACAGGTTTATTTCGTAAAGCTGCTTCTACCGCTCCCATACCAACACCTTCCGAATTTGAAAAACTTACGTAACAATCACTCAGAGCATGTATTTTTTCCATTTCTTCATCTGATATGAGATCATTTATGAATGTAACATTTGGTATACGTGCTTGGACGGGTTGATTACACGTTGCTTTTACTAGTAATCGCGCATCCGGTTTATTCATACGTATAAACGTTTCTAGGATTTTATTGAAATTTTTACGTGGATCATACACATTACCTATATGGTAGAAAGTATACGGTCTTTTATCGGGTATATGCGCGTGTATGACGTAAAATTCGGTATCAGGGAACTGACGCTTGAATACTTTTCTACAAAATTCACTTGGTACGGCAATTTTATCAAAGAGTTTAAAAAGTTTACCATAATCTTCATGTACTGTTTCAGTTTCACAAACTGTCATACACGTGACGTGTTTGATCTTTCTTTTTATTTCGGGTATCTTATCTAACCAATGTTGTATGGGTAAAGCAAATATAAACGCACTTTCACATTCTGGTATATCGTTTTGAATTTCTATATATTTACCTCGTGGGAAAAGTTTCGTATATTTTTTACAATGTTGTCCTATCCCACTCAACAAAGTTGGACCTATGAATAACATTTGATATAAAGATAATCTTTCTTTTATATATATTAAACAATGGACTCTATCAGGGAACAAATAGACACCGCACTTCAAAGACAAAAACTTAATAAGGACACCGTATATGGTATATTGAAACAAATTATAGACAAAATTGAACCCCAGGCTCCAGCTCCAGAGCCAACTCCAGCTCCAGCCCCAGCCCCAGTAGCTCCAACTCCAACTCCAGCTCCAGCCCCGGTACCAGCTCCAACTCCAGACCCGGTACCAGCTCCAACTCCAGAGCCAACTCCAGCTCCAGAGCCAAAGAAAAAAACTGTTAAGCGTGTGGTTAAAAAGAAGGCGGCGGAACCGAAGGCGTAAACTTATTCTTAAAGAATACGAAACCGGATATAAAAAGTAATATAATTATTATCAAGTAACGAAAAGGATACTTTTTCTTTTTTTCAATTTCCATTTTTTCGATATCCTCCTTATCGGGAAGTTTTTTAACGTTTATGTTAAGTTCATCTATCTTGCCTATAAGTTTACGTAAAGCTTCTAATATTTGAAGTTCTCTATCAGTCGGTTTTTCTTTGACGTCGATTGTTGTTATTTCAAGAACCATATACCAATTTGCATCTGGCTGAAGTTTTTTATAATCACCGTCACCTTGTGATTCGTATATCTCAAAATGAAGTTTTTGTATAGATATAGGGTTGAAAAAATTTGTTTGGCGTTGAAAAGATCTCCATTGTTTATCACGCATGATAAAATCGTTACTTCCAGTGAAACTTCTTTCTAATGGTATTCTCGCAAGAATTTGTCCATTACGTTCATCTAATAATTGTCCCCTCTTTGGTACATCAGGGCATACTACATCTACGTATTTAGCGACATTTGAATTACCAGTCGTATCATTTTCACCTATTTGTGTAATATAGAAATCAACAGGTTTTATACCAACAACTTCTGATATTTCTTCGATGTGTAAATTGGATTCGAGTGTGAGATCTATAGTAAAAGTATTATTTGAACCACTTACAAATTCCGAATCTACTATTATGTACTGCACTTTTTTAGGTAAGTCCTGGAGTGATACCATCTTGTATGTATAATATAAAAAAATAATTATAGAAAATAGTAATGTATACATTTTATTCAAGTGTATGTAATTTATTAGCACCGAAACCAAAAATTAAAGAAAATGAAATGCCTCGATCTGTAAGATTATGTGATTATGATTATATTACTACAAAAAATGAAGCTAATGAAACTGTAATTTTAGAAGTTCCTAAAAAACCTAAGTACAAAAGTTATTTTTAAAAATGTAAAATGAAATGGATGACTATATCGCCTTACACACGTACGACTACATTCTCTCGTTTTGTCAAGCGACAAACGAACTCCCAGAAGATATACAAAGGGTTATCTGGGACAAAGTCAATAAATACGACTATTATAATGTCAAGTGTCCCGGAGCACCCAAAAAACAAAAATACGGTATGGGAGAAAAAACTGAGCGACTCAATAAACTTATTTGGAAATGGAGAGAAATGCACCGAACTCTATGAATCTGCTTACAGTGATTTTTGTTTTACTGAATTTGAGTTAAATAATATTAATATGTATGCATACGAATTAGCACGTTCTAAATACAGAGAATATCAAAATTATAAAAGAGAACTTGCATATAACAAATCATTTGGTATTTTATGGGAAGTATCCCCTTTAGTAACCGATGATTTTGTTCATGAAGATAAATTACTCGAACTACAAGTTCGTTTACATGAATCGATAGAGAGATGTAAATCTTTTGATGAAAAAGAACAAAAGTTTAAAGAAAATATACTAGATAAAATGTAATGATATGTATACAGTCTACTATAATAAACCCATCTAAAAAAACAAAAAGAAGTGTTTGTCACGTAAAAAGACGTAAAAGTATTTCGGAATATGAATCTATAAAAAATCGTTTAAAACATAATACTTTGCAATTTGGTAGTGTATATATAGGATATAATTTCATTGGACATGAACCAATAGATGGTTTATCAGCATGCCTTGGTGTATTATCTTCTTATGGGTATATAACTTTACTTTCAAATCACGTTGATACTATCGAGAAAGGTAACACTTTTCCTAAGCAATTTTTGCCACCTATTTGTATAGCTGCTTTTGAATCTATATGGAATTCAAATCCCGATGTACCATTTCATTTCAATTGTAGTGTATCTCTTTTTGGTTTTTTTGTGTATAAAATTGCTCTTTTAACACTGTCATATAACATTGTTAAAGAAGACCTAAGTGATGAAGAAATGATAGATAATATAAAATGAAAGATGTCTCTTCTTTATGAACTTACAAAGCAAACTGTTGAACTTGAAAGACTCGAAAAACTCGACGGGGTTTTATCGAGCTTCAGAACGGATAAATTTGCATGTGGCACACCTTCACAAGTTTATGGTATAAGACCAAAAGATAACTTTCCTAGAGAATGTAATCCTAAACGCCTTAATCATATCGCGTATATTGGTGTATCTGCTTTTAATGATAAACTTCACATGATTGACTTTATGTACGAAGAGAAATATGAAAATGGTACTCGAATGGGTATTATCGAACCAGCACTACGAATGTTGGCAAAAGATGAGTTGAACACAATGATTGTTCCGAGACAGGTCCCCGGGGAATGGGTTGATTTTTGGATGAATTATTTTAAACATGAATTTAAATGTCAGAAAACTTTAATACAATTTGTTGAAAAATACAATCTTTATGGGAGTGTTGATTGGTCGGAACTTTACAACACGTTTAGTGAGGATATGGACTTAAACAATAGCAACTAATATGTAATATAATAACGATGCTTACACACGAACTTCTCAAAAACTGTACTTCGATTGTCGAACTCTCTGATGTTAATCAATTATGCTCGGAAATGGTAGGTAAACCATGTAAAATATATGGATTGCGAGCCGATTTTGGGTACCCTGAACATCTTATACCTACAAATACTCATAAATTTATTGCATATTTAGCAATTTCCAATAAAAAATTAGATACGTCTTATGGCCAATCACAATTTATTGATTTCTGTTATGAACCACTTTTACCAGGTTTCGATAAACCAATTGGTGTTTTAAACTATTTTTTTGATATTTATACTGAAGAAGAGAAAGATATTTTAAAAGAATGTAAATACAAAGAAGGTGAAGAATTTGTGGTTGAACTTTTTCCAAGTAAAATCACAAAAAAGAATTTAGAATTTTGGAAATCATATATGGATGATGAATATGACGTAAACGATAAAATTTCATATGATGATTTCTTAGACGATTACGAAATTACAAATAGAGTAAACTGGGAAGTATTGTATGATAATTTACCAGATAATATCGACGATTTAGATGATGAAAGTGAATACGATTATGAGTCGGAACTTGAAGAAGGGGAGATAAGAACCTAAGTATAGACATTTTACTCACGTAAATAAAAAATGCGTCCAAATTGTCTTTATGAAAAATGTCTCTGTCGCCAGGGAAAAACCGGATTTTGTGTAAAGCACCGTGAAATTGGTGAAGCTGTCGAAGCCCTTTTACTTTTAAAAAAAATAACAAACCTAAGTTGTAATAAAATAAAATAAAAATTAATACATTAAAATGGAAGCTCTTACCTCGTTAATGCAAACCCTCGACCTCAATTCTAAGATAATTTCTGAAGGTGATTATCTTAAAATGTGCGATTCGATAAAAAAAATTCATGATTATATCAAATACGAATCTGATTCTGAAAGTGAAGACGAAGAAGAATTTAGAATTCGACGTGTTGATATACCTATACCTTTTTCACCTGTTCCTAGACTACCCCCTTTTGGAGATAATCTCGATGATCTTACAATATACGATACAACACCACCTGTTTCGAGACGTGGTGATTTTGTGCATGTGGATTTACCACCTATACAAACACCTCCACCACCTGTTCCAGAACCTTTACGTGATTATGTATTGGAAGATAATCTTATTGAAGTAAATAGACTAATTCACGAAACATTAAAAAAAATGGAAAAACTTAAACATAGACGAAATGTGACAAATGTTGTTCGTGAAGAGGCCGTGAAACGACGCGCTCAAGAACTTGGTATTCGTTTGCGAAATTATACCATATATGCACTTTTTGATGCTGGACACGACGTTGGCGACAGGCGTCTTTTTTTTAGAACTTACCTGGAAGATTACAATGATGATATAGATAGACAACATGAAGAATTGTCTACAGAACTAAAAGAGCTTGAACATGAAAAATCATTGATTATAGATGATCTTATAAATTTTTAATTAAATATCATTTTACACCACTTTTCATTAATGTTACCGAAAGGTGAATACTCGAATAATAAATGTATTAACGCACCAGCTAAAACAAGAACCCATTCACCTTTATATAAATTTTTTTTAATACCTAATACCAGAACATGTAATAATACACCTATAAATAACGCTTCTAAAAGTACAGTTGATATTTGACGTTTCATTTTTTTTCTTATACTATAGTATAACAAAAAAAATGAACGGAAACAAAGATTATTTTACAGCTCCATTACTTGTACTCGCATTTCTCCTTGTTGGATTTGGTCTTTATTCAAAAACAACTTCAAACTACGATGATAAACAATGTGGATTAAACTAGACCTAAGTTAAAGAAAACTAGATAAAAAAAATAAGTTACTAAAATACAAATAAACAAACATGTCTGATTCTATCGAAAATATTCTTATTAATATCGTTCGAGATTCGAATAATCATATTGATAAGATAAACAATAGTGTTCTTTCCAACAATAAGTTATTACAAACTCTTGTTGAAAAGATCAATAAAATTGAAGAAGAAAATTTATATCTTCGAAAAAAGATTGATTCTTTCAGTGATTCAAATGTAATCCTTCACGAAAAAATAGAGAAACTTACTGAAGTGAATATGGGTTTAAGTGAAAAAGTTGAAGCTTTTGAAAATGTAAAATCTAAAAAACCAGTTGTGCGTGTTGCGAAGGAACCTAAAATAGAATGTTCTATGTTTACGGCAAAGGGTAATAAATGTACCAAGCCATGTGTTCCAGGCGAAACGTGTTGTACATTACATTTGAAAATGCGTGACAAAAAAACGGGTTCTGAAAAAAATGTAAAAAAGCGTCCTATTCTAAAAAAGAAAAAGGATATACCTGTACATAATCATAAACCTGGTGAAACGCCAACTGAAACGTGTGAATTATGTGAATCACATGGTGATATTTTTGATCCGGATATGCCAAATTCACAGTTTGAAGAATCGCAAGATAATGAAATGTCTATAGAAGAAAAATTACGTAAAATGTTAGAAGAAGAAAAAGATGAGAGTGTTTAAAATTAAAAATTTTTAAAATGATATCAATGTAATGTTCTATAAAAAAAATATCCATATACTATATACAATGAGTTTTAACAATAACGTCGCGAATTCTAATAATAAAACTGCTCTTATAGCTGGTTCCGCATTTGTTGTTTTATGTCTATGCTCAGTTTCCTTTATGATGATGGGTGGTTCAAGTGACGATGAAAAGACTACGCCAACTGCAGAAAAGACTACGCCAACTGCAGAAAAGACTACGCCAACTGCAGAAAAGACTACGCCAACTGCAGAAAAGACTACGCCAACTGCAGAAAAGACTACGCCAACTGCGAGAAAGGCTGTGGAACCAAAAAAACAATCGACACCTCCACCTCCGTCTCCACCATCTGTAGATATTGGTAAGTTCGAAAAATTTATATCTAAAAAAAATAATAGACCAATGAATAATATTTTTGGGTTGAGTAATATTGATGTAAAATGTGATAAAGGTGGTGGTGTTCTTAATAGATTTAATGTAGAAATATCTCCATCTGGAAGAGGTGCACATTATAAATATGCGTGTCTCAATAATATGGATGCAAAAGTTGTATCAAATAAGAGTACCGGGATAAATGATTCTGGGAGAGGTAATGTTATATTTTTAGACAGGCATAAAGTTGATTGTGGAAAAAAACCAATAACAGGTTTTAAAGTTACAGATTTATCATCTAGAAGAAAAATAAAATATGATTATACATGTGGAGAATCCGATAAAATAAAAAAACCTGAATCCTGTACTGCTAGAAAATCATTGTGGTCTAATAGACCGGTTAATCGATTGACAGACTTGTCTAAACTAAAAGCTAATTGTATGTCTAATGAATACATGTCTAATTTTCATCTAAAACATGGTGGTAGAGGTCGACGATTTAGATATGAATATACATGTTGTAAAAAATAATATATGTATAATAATATAATGACAAGTACCGGACGTTTTCTTTCTCTTCTCATGCACTCTCGTACACAAACGCATGTTTATCATCTTGACACAAAAAGTTATGCTATGCATAAAGCTCTTGAGACATATTATACTTCAATTGTTCCATTAATAGACAAATATGCTGAAATGTATAAAGGTAAACATGGTAAAATTAATCGCATGACTCCTATGCTTAAGATAGATCGTAATCCCAAAAATATACTTCCATATTTATTAAAACTTGTGAAGACTATACAAAGTCTTCGTCTTTCTACAAATTCTTCGCTTAAAAATGTATATGATGAAATTGAAGGATTACTTTTTTCTACTATATACAAAATCCGCAATTTAAAATAACCCCACCAATAAACTTATGTACACTCGCATAACTTTATTGACTTTTCTCTACCTGTGTAATGTGTATAACTTCGTGTAATTATGGTATGACTTCGTGTAATTATGGTATGACTTCGTGTAATTATGGTATGACTTCGTGCATTTATGGTATGACTTCGTGCATTTATGGTATGACTTCGTGTAATTATGGTATGACTTCGTGCATTTATGGTATGACTTCGTGTAATTATGGTATGACTTCGTGTAATTATGGTATGACTTCGTGTAATTATGGTATGACTTCGTGTAATTATGGTATGACTTCGTGTAATTATGGTATGACTTCGTGTAAT